AAATTATTATATTCAGATGTTTCTAGAATACCAAAGTATAGATTATCATATCCATACTTATTTACAACATTGTTTAAAAACGTACTATGATGGTTTCTTTTTTTAATACTGACTCTATGTTTTTGTAGTCTTTTATTAATACATTTAGTACTACCTATATAAATATAATTTGGGTAGTCTATATGTATTAAAAAATATATACAACATAGTTTTTGTAAATTTTTATTTTTAGTAAAAACTTTATGAATTATTATGTCTGGCTTTTCGAGTAAAAGTAAATCTACTCTACTCCCTTTCCGGGGGATAGTCGTTGAACCTTCTTCTTGAGATATTATATCTTTTAGAAGCTTGGATGCTGATTGTCTATTTTTTACATTCATAATGTAAATATACAAAACTTTCTTAACCATTCATAACCTATTTATAAGTTATTGTAGGAGTTTTGTCTTTAAGAGTTTCCAGCAATTAACCAGATACAGGCTATGTTATTAACCTGCACCATTCGCTAAATCTACTACTACATCATTACCAGTAAAATTCTTACCTAAAGGTGAAGCTTTATACATAGCTGTAGCAGTACGTCTTGCCATATCTTCTAAAGCTGTTGTTGTATCAATAATAATAAAATCATAATGTGATTTACCATTATTTATTTTTACATTTTCTTTTAATTGCGTAAGTACTTCACGCAATACAGCTTCAGGAGTTATATTATTATCTTTAGCTATTTTACGAATATTAATTTTTTTACCTTTTTCATATCCTGTACCATCTTCAAAGTCTATAACTAATGAATTAGGTAATTGAATAGCTGCAGATGTTTTACCTACTTTAGTGTTAGCAAAAATAAATAACTTTTTAGGGTCTATAAATTCTGCTTCAGTGTCTTCTGTAGGTAACAAATTCCCTAACATTTTAGCTCCTTTCTACTAATTGATTTATACTTAAATTGTGTGTAAACGGTATCCATAAAACACTTCCGTTACGATTTTTAACTAGATGTAATGCTAACAAGTTTTCAGCAGGTTCATTTTCTAAATAGGTTGATAATTGATACATCTCAGGTCTATTTATAATAGAAACAACATGAGCAGCTTGTCCTATAGAATCTGAACCAAACAAATCACTTAACTGCGGAACATATAAACTTAAAGCTCTTTCAGGAGTTTCAATATTTCTATTTAACTGCGACAATATTATATATGATATATCATATTGTTTAGCCATAAATATTGTACTACCTGCTAGTTTATCAAGTCTTGCTTGTTCTGTAGCTTCGTTACCAGCTCTTACTAATCTAGTATGATCTATAACAGTTATTATATGGTGATCTTTAAATATTTCAGTTACATTAGCTATCTTAACTTCTATATCGCTTACACTACACGGAATATCGTGAAAGTATATTTCAAAGTCAGACATTTGTCTACGTAAAGCTTCAATATTTCTAAGTGCTGTTTCTTCTAATCTACTATTGGATGATAATAATTCTGAAACTTTTAGTCGGGTTAATGATGAAACTTCACGCATTACTTGCATATATGCAGTCATTTCAAAATTAAAATACAGAATAATCATTTTTTTAGTAGGATTAGCTTCAAACAAATCAAATAACATTTTATTTGTAAAAGCACTTTTACCTGAACCTGGTCTACCGCCTATAATTTGTATAACACCTTTTTCTATCCCACCATTCAGATAGTTGTTATACTTTGACCATTTTGTTTTTAAAGGTAAGTTAAGTCCTTGACTTCTTTCCTTGATTATTTTTAATGCTTCTTCATACGCTACATTTATTTTATTAAATCCTAATTGTCTAAGTTTATCCTCTTGAAGTACCATAAGCTTTTGTTGGAGTTGATTCAGGTGTTGTTGTATCCATTAAACTTTCGCATAAACTAGCTAAAGTACTTTTATTGTTTTTATAAATAAAATGTTCAGCTAATTGCATATAAGTATACCCTTTAGAAGCACATTGACTAACATATAGTTTTGTAGCTCTAATAATAAGTTCTTTAGAAAATTCTGGATTGTTTTTTATAAACTTAACCATTTTAATTGTACAACCTGCTTTACCTGATCTTACTAAATAACCTCCACTATAAATACCTTTAGGAAAGATATTATACCAAATATCCATAAACTCGTTTATGTCTTTATAGGTTGAAGTAGTAGTTATAAGGTTTTTAGCTTCTTTAGTAAGTATTAAAGCTTCTAATGTTTCTAAAGTAAACTCTTCTAAATTTTCAAAGTCATTTTCTATTATATGCTTTGTGTATAGTTTATATAAATCATGCTTAACTTTCTTTTCATTATCTATTTTAAACAATGCTAAAAGTTCTTCCTTTCTATCTAGTAATAACAATAAAGAATAAATGTATTGGTTTGGTGATAACTCTTTTTCTAAAAGATAATCTATATTAACACTAATATTAGATAAGTCTATCAATTTCTCTAATTTATTACTTCCCATAACTATCTTGACATTATTTCTTTACGTTTATTACTATACCAATTGATTTTATCCATTTCTCTTTGAATATCCTCTCCTGGTTTCAATCCCATACGTTCTCTATACAAGAACTCAGTTATTTCACAAAACATTATTGTAGCTTCTTTACCCCAAATTCTATAAACTTTTTCTATAGATTCTATAGATTGGTTATTATAATGATTAGGACTTTGTACAAAATCATATTTATTAATATTGTCATCAGAACTATTAAGTTTACTTACAGTTTGACAAAACAATTTTGTTTGTTTGTTTTGTCCTTTAGTATATAAATAAGTTAATGTCCCATGATCATTTATAAGTCCTAATATATCTTCTACATAAGGTGTAAACTTTTTAAAATAATACTCTGGTAATCTATATCTTTTATGCTGTGCTTGTGGATATATAACTTCTAAACTTGTTAAGTTAACAGTAGCGCATTGCAAAATTAATACTTCTTCAGAAATAAGTTTATTATCTAAGTAATTTATTTTTGCACAGATTATATAATCAAAGTCAAGTAGCTCATTATCAAACACTGCGAAAGTTTTTGTTTTTACACTATAAGCACTAGAATTAATAACTTTGATTTTTGTTGTTTCTGTAAAATCAAACCCATAAGAAGATAAATCATAAGCTTCTACTACTTTTCTTATAATTTCTTTATCTGGTAAAGGTTCTCCTATGGTTAAAACAGGGGTTAAATTTTGATCAGTCATTTGTTGTAATATTTTGGTAAGTTAATTGTAAATCTTCAGATTCTTCTGAAATTGTTGGTTCACACATACACATATAAAGCTCACGTCCGTTTGTATGTAAATCAGGAAACTCGCTATTAAAAATATTAGCTTGAAGAGAATAATCTAAATGACGTAAACTATTAACTCTAATATACAATATTTCTGCAGCAAGTCTTATAAGTTCTAATCTGTTTTGCTGAATTTTTACAGCTTCTTTACTTAATGTTCCCATAGTTTATTTGATTTATATTAGTGATCCATTCTACATTAAAAGATTCTGTACTTTTTTTTAACCATTTCTCTTCTTGAGTTCCTGGAGTATACATATTAATAAATATAGCTACTTTACCCTCTTGAAGTCGTAATACTCTACCTACTCTTTGTATACGATCTAGAGATTTACTTGTACCACTTAAAGCTATCCCTAAAGTAGCGTTCTCTACGTTAAATCCAGCATTAAGAGCTTTAGCAGATAATATCTGTTTTATTTTTGTTCTTCTATCTGTGTAACGTCTTAAAGCTTCTTTTCTTTCTACACCGCTCATATCACTATGAAAGCATATAGAAGTATCTTTAAGTAATTCATGTAGATCTTGTATAGGTTTAATTGTTTCAGAAAATACTATAGAGTATACTTGTTTATTATCTTCTAAAATAGTTTTAGCTACTTGTATTTTATTAGAAGAATTATAACATAGTGATTTTCTTTTTCTTACACAATCGTAATACATAGTTGCTGCTACAACATACTCTTTATCATATAAACTAGTGTCTTTTAATATAGTTCCTGCTGTTTTAAAAGCAGTGTATTTACCTCCTAACATACGTTCATAGTAAGAATACATACTATTTATTCTACCATACTCTTTTTGTTCAGCTTCTGTAAAAGGTATAGCAAGATTATACATTATATAATCAGATACTAAACCTAATTCTAAAGCTTTATTAAGTGGCATTTTATACACTATAGGAGCTATAGTTTGAAGATAATCTAATTTAGTTTCATCATCTATTGTAGCAGTTAAACACATTATCTTAGAAAACATATTGTTTTCAAATACTTTTTTATATTCAGTAGATAATCCTACGTGAACTTCATCAGCTATTATACCTGTATAGTCCTCATTAGAATATTTATAAGTAGTTTGATAACATTGTATATCTATTTGATTAAGTATTTCTTTAAAACCCCATTTAACAAATTCAGCTTCCCATTGAGATTTTAAATTAGTGGTTGGTACTATTATTAACCATCTTTCTGAAGGATCTCTAGAACAAAATGTACCAGCAGCTAAAACTCCTAATCTTGTTTTACCGAAACCAGTAACACAATAACAAGTACCTTTATAATTGTTATCTCTCCAAGCTGTAAGAGCTTTCATTTGCTCGATATTTTTTATTTCTAACACTGTCATATTTCAGAATCATTTTGAGCTTTAGGATGTACGAATCCTAACATAAACTCTAAAACTTCAGAAGCATTTTCTGATAATATTAAAGGTTCACTAGGATTTGATTGTAGAACTACGACATATTCTTTACTTTTTTCATGGAAAGTATGAATTTTAGTAATTCTTGATAACATAGTTCTTTTATATAATATAAATACGTCTTCTTCGCTATCCACATTAGGACAAGCAAAAACAGCTTTAAACATTTTCTCTTGGTTTAATCCTGTTTTATCTATAACTTCTTTTATTTTAGTAAGTTTAGCTTGAAGATCTTGGTCAAATACTCTTATTACTTTTCCCATTTTTTTGTTATTTTAGCGTCTACTTCTACTGGAATACTATCTATAAATATTTTACCAGCTATTTTCATACATTGTACTAATTCCTCTTTAACAATATTTTTAATGTCTTCACTAGTTTCTATTATAATTTGATCATGTACTGTTAATATAATATATGAATCACTAGCTTTAGTATAATTATATAAATTACAAGCAAGTTTTACCATCATAGCTCCTGTAGCTTGTATAGGAGTATTAAAGCAATCTCTTTTTATACTTTCTATAGTATTTATATTTTGTTGAGGATT